AAGGTGGAAACATTAGTCAAGATGTCGACATCTCCGAAGTATTAGATAATCATCTCGTTAAAGAAATCAACATGAATTTTCAAAGTATTGGCTGTGGAAATACGGGAAGTGAATGGTGCTATGGTGGTGCAGATGATACTGTGGTCAATACCATAACTTTATCATCTACTGATACTGCCGAAATCATTACTAATACAACCGAAGCTCCTTATGAAGATGGGTGGTCTACTTATTCCTTTACTGAAGAAGTAACAGGTACATTTAATACAGATGACTTAGATATTAGTTTAACTATAACAGGGAATGATACTGGTAACAGCAGTAATTGGTACGGTCCTCTTATAGATAATATTAATTTGACTTTAACTATTGAAGAATATATAGCACCAATAGTAGAAGAAACTGTTATAGAAGAAACTGTTATTGAAGGATTAGATTTAGCTACTGAAATTGTAACTGATGTTATTCTAGATACGCCAGTTGACATGTCTAATACTGAATTACCTGAGTTGCCAGAATTACCTGAGATAACTATGGAAATTGAATTACCAGAGGTTTCTATTGAGATGCCTGAAATTACAATAGAAATTCCTGAGATAGAAATTGTTGAAGAAATTCAAGAAATAGAAGTTAATGAACCTATTGAAGAAATAGCAGAAGTTGAAATTGAAGAACAACCAGAAGAATTAGCTGAAGATACTATGGAAGATGATTTAACTGAAGCTGATGAATCTATAGAGGAGAGTCAAGATGAAACAGAACAAGAGACAGAGTCAGAGAATGAAACAAATGATGACAGCGAGTTATCAGAAGATACAGACAGTAAAGAATCCAAGACCAGTAATGAAAGTAAAGTCGTCAAAAAAAGTAAATCTAAAGACAAAAAGGCTAGTAAGAAAAATGATCCTAAAAAATCCACCAGCAAGGGTAAAAAGCCTAGTGGAAATAACAAAACAGGGGCTAAAAAATCTACTATTAAAAATACAAAATCTAATAGTAAGACCAATAAAAATACTGATTCTTTGGGACAAATAAGTATAACTAGCATGGTATATTTGCAAATGATACCTGAAACAATTAAAATACAAGAAACAGTGTCTTTGACACAGGAGATGATATATGAACAAGACATTAGTGCTTTCACCAGCAGTGCTACTTACGATAATCTTATCAGTAGTTCCAGCGGCAGGTGGGTTCGTATGGTGGATGTCAGACCTAAGCACACGTTTGGTGGCTACGGAAGGTAAGGTAGCTAGTAGCAATACTGGTGTATTAAATGACAGATTAACTACAGTAGAAGAACGAGTGCAATTTAATAATGATTCTATAAAAGAGATGTACAACGCTATAGAAAAACTTGATATTGAAGCTAAAGATATGGAAGATAAATTAGCTGCTTGGATGGAAAGAGAATTAGCTAAAGTATATGATATTATTAACGATAACCCACTAGGACAATAATATGGGATTTTGTTTTTTCGCTTTTGCTGAACAGCCTATTTCTTCTTTAATTCCAATATGGGGTAGTATAAATACTTCCCAAACACCGAGTTGGGCAGCAATAAGTACTTCTCAAACACCGAATTGGACGGAGATACCCGTATGATAATACAAGCAAAAAAATTAGATGATGGTACAATAGAGCGTAAAGGAGAAAGGAGAAAAGAATGGCTAGTTCATATTCAAATTTAAAAATAGAATTAATAGGTACTGGAGAACAATCAGGAAGCTGGGGTACCACAACTAATACTAATTTAGGTACAGCAATAGAAGAAGCTATTGCCGAATCAGTTGATGTAGCATTTTCAAGTGGTACAGTAACTCTTACCTTAACAGATTCAAACGGAACACAATCAGCTCGTCATCTAAGACTTAATTTAACAGGTACATCAGGTGGAGCACAAAATTTAGTAGTTCCAGCTATAGAAAAACCTTATATAGTTAATAATGGTACTGCTGACACAATCACTATTAAAACTCCATCAGGTTCAGGAATTGCTGTTCCAACAGGCAAAACTATGTGGGTGTATAACGACGGTACTAATGTTGTTGATGCTGTTACTCATGTAACTACTTTAACAGCTGGAGCTGCAACTTTTAGTGGTGTAGTTGATGCTGATGCAGGAGTTACTGTTGATAATATAACTATAGATGGTACAGAAATAGACTTATCCTCTGGAGATTTAACTTTAGATGTAGCAGCAGATATTATATTAGATGCTGGTGGAGAAGAAGTTATTTTTAAAGATGGTAGTACGAATGTCGGTCATGTTAGCATGGATAGCGATAACCTAACCATAAAATCTTTGGTTAGCGACAAGGATGTCCTTATTCAAGGTAATGATGGTGGTAGTGGGATTACAGCATTAACACTAGATATGAGTGCAGCAGGAGCTGCTAGTTTTAACAGCACAGTCACAGCAAATGCTGGTGTAATAGTAGATAATATAACTATTGATGGAACTGAAATTGACTTATCTAGTGGTGATTTAACAGTAGATGTAGCTGGAGATATTGTATTAGATGCTGATGGTGGAGATGTTATTTTTAAAGATGCTGGTACGGAGATTGGAAGGTTCACAAATAGTTCTAGTGATTTTGTTGTTCACTCCGCAATATCCGATAAAGATATAATTTTTAAAGGTAATGATGGTGGCTCAACTATAACCGCATTAACACTTGATATGAGTGGAGCTGGGGCTGCGACTTTTAATAATGATGTTACAGCTTTCTCAGATGAACGTCTAAAAGATGATATTGAGACTATTGAAGATGCTTTGACTAAAGTAAAAAATATGAGAGGTGTCACTTTTACTAGAGATGGTAGACAAGGCACAGGTGTGATTGCTCAAGAAGTGCAAAAAATAATGCCAGAAGTAGTACATGATAAAGGGGAATATATGTCAGTTGCTTACGGCAATCTTGTTGGTGTTCTTATTGAAGCAATTAAAGAATTAAAAGCCGAAGTAGATGAACTAAAGAAGGGGTAAATAGATGGCGATACCTAGTTCAGGGTCCTTAGCGTTTTCAGCCATTCAAACAGAGTTTGGCGGGTCTAATCCAATATCCATGTCAGAATATTATGCTGGTGGCGATAATGTAGCTTCAGGCACAAGTGGTGACAGCGGAACTATACCAAGTACAGGAACTATAGCATTATCTGAGTTCTACGGGTCTTCAGCTCGTGTAGCTATTACATTAACCATAGGCAGTAATACAGCAAACTATAGTATTTTTAGTAACAAAGGCGGAACATATGTTGCAGGTTTTGCTGATATTACCCTTGTTAATAATGCAGTAATTTCATCTTCATCTACAGGAACAGCAGCTTTAGATACTGGCTCTGGTTGGACAAGCGGAGACACTATTACAATAGACAATAACTCTACCATTGTAGGAGACGGGGGAGACGGGGGAGCAGGTGGAGCAGTTTCAAGTAGTACAGCATCATCTGCGGTAGCTGGTGGTGCTGGTGGAAATGCTATCAATTTACA